TTTGTACTAATAAAAAACGTCATTGATGAATAAAGACTTAACCACGTCGGAAGTAGCCAGACGTAATATCCTAAATAACACGTATGCACTTCAAGAGGCTGAACGTGCTATCGGACTTCGTGGAGTAATGTTTGAAAACCAGCGAGATGAAGATTTTGTTAGGAATCTCCTTACAAGCCATGAATACCACCAGGAGTTCGTAGACGCACTAACAAATTATGTCGATTTAGGCAAAATTAAATATGTAACCTATACGGATAAGGTGTACAAAAGCATATTCAAGGAAATGGAAGTCAAGTTGTCAAAACCGACAATGACCAAGGTTGGCACAGTGTGCTTCACAGGAGCGGTGTTGCATGGACACGGCCGCAGGGTCTACTACACAAGGTTCTTCGGCGAGGTTGCCTACGGCGCTTCCTACCACTTGTTTTCGGAGTGGCGCCTGACGAATTTCGCGTGGGACTGACGTTAAAGTCTGTTAATGTTTTTGTGCACTGCCAAAATGATAGTAAATTTGCGGTGCTAGAAACATGACAGTCTGCCTGTCACCCGGAGCGAGGTATAGACGCTCGACATAGACTTTTCGGGCATTTTTTATGTCCACAACGTAGCCTTACGGCTGCCTTTCCGAACATTTAATACGTCCCTCCGGGACAGGCATTATGTGTTTCTAGCAACGGAGAGGTAGCCGTTTCTATGTCTGCCTATAGCTAGAAACACATAATGCCCGCATTATGAACACATTCACAATCAAAACCATTGGGCGCACCACACGCCCGGCCCGGCGACGCCGCAACCAAGTCGTCATCCTACGGTCATTAGACCTTACGCCTCGTTATTCACCCTTTGCCCGGCGCAGCCGTGTGGACGTGCGCCGCCGTGTGGCCTCAGTGCTGCGCCGCGTCCTGCGTGCCACGTTCTCGGATGTGGCAGCCTTGGTCGTCACCATTACCGTATTGGCCGTGGCCGCGTACCACAGCATCGTCATCACGGACGCCGTGGAAGCTCAGGCCACCGTCGGCCTCGATGTCCTCACACTTACGCCATGGGCCATCGTAGCCGCAGTCCGCCATACCTCCGAACGTCCGGCCGATGAGGAAGGAGGTGCGCAATGACTGACGGATGGAACAATCTGATGCACTATCGCGGCACACGTCATGCCAAGGTGCTGCGTCAACTCGTACGACAAATGTGTGAAGCCGAACGCGACCGTATCTCTGCGGACCGTGCCCAAGCCGTGGCCGAGCGTACCGCCAAATTCGCGGCCGAATGCCACGAAGGCCGCGCCGCCCTGCGGGCCAGACTGGCCGATTTGGAAGGTCGGCGCATACGTATCTCCGGCAAAATAAGGCTGGCCGCCGTTGAGAGCGACCGCGTACTCTATGACACCGGACATGCCGAGATGGACGAGCTTGACCACATCATCTCCAAGGCATACACCGATGCTCGGCGGCTGGCACGCGTGCGCCAAGCCTGTTACGATGCCGATATGGCAGACATACGCGACCGCTACCATGCCGAGATGCAGGATCTGCTTGACCGTACACGTATGCTCTTTGAGACACTGCGCAAAGAATCGGCCGAGGAAGCCGAACGCACACGCAAAGAGTGCATCGCCGCGGCCAAAGCCGCAACACTTTCGAGACCCGAAACCTCAAAAAATCAACTCTAAAAACTCCACCAACCATGAATAAAATCGAAACAATCATATCTTCCGAGAGTAAGTACACACACCGTCTACAACTCATCCAAGCGCAGGAAACGGGCTGGCCGTCAATGCCGCCCACCGCGCCGGTACTGGCAATGTTCCTCGCCGATTTCCGTCCGGCAGACGCAGGCGCGGCACACGGTGACAATATGACCTCCGCCGAGATTATCGGTGCAATGGAGGACATCTGCGCTTTCTCGACATCCGAAGTCGCTATCGTGATGTCGTACCTCGGCTATCGCTTGAGTGTCAACAACTACCGCGGCCTTGAATGGTCGATGGTGGCCGTGCCCGACGAAGACGCCGACAGCCTGCCGCAATCCGAGCGCGCCGACGAGGAATAGTGCACTTAATTCAGGCTTGTTTTTACACGATTAAGCAACATCTACTTTGATTTGAGGCCGGGGGCGTCGCGAGACGCTTCCGGCCTCGCCGTGTTCGGCGTCTTTTTAGCTCACAAGATAGATCTGTACCTTTGACGCAAAAGCAATAACTATGTCCGCAACTATCAGCCCGGTACTACAGCCGCACATGTTCGCCAGCCAGTTCGCTGTGGTGTCATTGGTCTCGCCTGCCGAAACCGTGACACTTGCCATCAAACGCGGCGATGAAACGATTTTCTCGGCCACATATTATACGTACAACGGCAGTGTGGTGGTGTACGACCTTGACCGCATATTTGAGGAGGAAATCGACATGGGAGATCCGGATGCATTGCCTTATGACGACTTTACCATAGTCATTGATGGTGTTGCCGCTGCCATAGGCAGTATCAAGGTCTTTCGCTGTGACTATCAGTTGCACCTCGATGCCACCAAATATCTCGGGGAGTTTTATTTGACCTCCGGCCATGGCGAGCGTGACACGGCACTCGGTCGCAAAGAGCTGTTGCCGGTGTATGATGCAGACGGAGAAGCGGCTGTCGCAGTATGCACTTATGCCGATGACGACACACAAGAGATGTCTCAGGTGACGGTACAGCTGGGCAATGTAGTTGATTTTACCGAATTGGATGTCTCCCCGGCACAATACGACAACATCGAAGGCAAGATTCTCATCGCATACGAAGTGCAATGTGGGCGCCGCCGTCAGCGCTACCGTGTCTTGGACTTGCCGCAGGCCGACCCGGTGCTGTCGTTCGTCAACCGCTTCGGCTGCCGGGAGCTGCTATACTTTGCCGGCTCCAAGACCACCTCGGCGGCATATACGCGCGACAATGCCAAAGTAAATGGTGCATACCGCGTCTACCATATTGACGAGGTCGTGTCACACGAGGCACAAACGGGCCCTTTGCGGCCGTCCATGGTCGCTGTGGTGACCGATCTGGCTCGTGCCATAGATGTATGGTTGTATGATGTCGCATCCTCAACCGAAGGAGACCCTGTCGTCATTACGGCAGCAGACATCAAGTATACAAACGAGGATCACACCATTGCCGACCTGGCCCTGACATACAGGCTGACGCGTCGCCGCACTATGCAGGGCGACGAGGCGACAAGGGCTCTGCGTGTGTTTGACAACACCTTCGACACCACCTATGAGTAGTCGCCCGACACAATGCCTACATTGGCGCGATGCCATAGCTCTGCTGGAGAGCCGTCAGCCGGTGACGCTTCGCGTCTGGAAAATATCCACCGGAGACATCATCACCTACCACAATGTGGTGTGCTGCGGTAGCCATTGGCGAGGCGGTACACACCGCATCAAACTGCCGGACAGCCACCTTATACGCGAATTTAGAGACATAACACTTTTTGAAATAAATGGATACGAAGTTATCAGATAACCGCTCCGCAGTCGCGGGCGCAATCCCCAGCGAGATATACAATGTCGCCGTGCCTATGGCGACGGCATCGGACATTGATGTCGTTGACTCGGCCTCGGTTTTTGACGAAGATGCCGCCGATATTGTCGGCCGTCCTGTGCCCGGCTATCCCGGATATACATATATGCCGTTCGGCGGCGACAACCTGCTGCCATTTCACCTCATCCGCACCATCGGCGGAGACGAGGTGCTGAGCCAAAATCTATATTTCAACATCCTGACGGCCTATGGCAACGGCATCCAATATGCCGACAAGCTGACCGGCCAACCGACAACCAATCCCGACATCGAGCGCTGGATGATGCACAATTCGATGCGCGAGTTCTTCCTCGAACAATGCACCGACCTCAAGTACTTCTTCTTTGCCGTTGCTGTGGTCATTCTTGACCGCGAGGGCAAGCGTATTGTCCAGCTGCGACATAAGGACGCGTGCTATTGCCGCTTCGAGAAAGCTGACAGCCATGGGCGTATCAACCACATATTCTACGCCAATTGGCGCAAGAACGGCGGGCTGTCGCGTAAGGACGTGGAGATGATTACCCTGCTGGACGAGCGCGACCCATTGGGACACCTTGAGACGCTACTCGGCCGAGCACCCGGGCGTGACGGGCTGGTCAAGGTCCGCACGACCGCACGCAAATTTGCGGTGGTGATGCGCGTGCCGACGCCGGGCCAGCGATACTACCCTATCCCCTATTATACAGCTCTGTTCCGAGGCGATTGGTTTGACCTAAAACGACTGATCGGGAAAGCGAAAAAAGCGAAGATACGCAATAGCTCGTCTGTCAAGTATCAGGTGGAGATACACAAGGATTACTGGTCGTCGCTGCTCGCAGCAGAGCAAATCATTGACCCTGTGGCGCAGAAGGAGCGCATCAAGAAGGAAAAGGAGAATATCAAGAACTTCGTCTGCGGCATCGAGAATAGCGGCAAGGTGTGGATTACCGGCTACTATATCGATAGCTATGGTAAGGAACAGCGTATGGTCCGCATCAACGTTGTGGACACCGGCAAGGAAGGCGGCGACTGGGCTGACGACATTCAGGAAACATCCAATATGCTGTGCTACGGCACCAACGTTCACCCGAACCTTGTCGGCGCTGTGCCGGGCAAGAGCCAAAGCAACAACAGCGGGTCGGACAAACGCGAATTGTTCACGCTCAAACAGGCTCTCGAAGCATCGACACATGACGTACTGGCCAAAGTACACGAACTGGTAATCTACTTCAACGGATGGCAGGACATTGTCAAGCCGCAAGTGCCTATAGTGTTGCTGACGACATTGGACCAAAATACCGATGCGATCAAACGTCTCCGCGACGGGTCAATACAAGATGCCGACAACTAAGATTATACAGATATGGAAATAACCTATAACGACTTTGTTCGCGTAGCCCCGTCCGCAATGATGCCTGACGAGGAATTGTTCAACTCCATGCAAGGATTCGTTGACGACTCCAGCCGCCGCGTCAGACGGTTTCTCGGCTCTGAGCTCTACGACAGCATCAGCGCCGTGGATCCTAACCTGACTGTACTCGAAACAGACCGTGAAGGGACACTCGCACAAGCGTGCGTACGATATATCTGCGCACGTGCATATTATGAGGCATCGGCGCACCTTGATCTCGTACTCACAGCCACCGGCTTCGGCGTAGTCAATAACGACAATGTCGTACCGGCCTCTGCCGACCGCGTCAAGGCGCTGCGTGACCGCCTCTCGCGGCAGATGTCCGACTATTATGACGAGATAAAATCTGCAGCACGCTACTTCGAGGTGTGGACAACACCGGCCAACATACGCATATATTTCGGTACGTTGTACTGGCATACGCGGTTTCTGCGGCTGCTGGGCATCGCAGAACCGACGCAAGGCGACCTTGTGGAACAGCGCCCGGCAATCATGGCAGCCGAGGCAAAGCTCCGCACGCTGATTTCGCCTGAGTTCTTTACCGAGTTATGCAAGGCCGAGGCAACTGCGTCCACGACAGAGATGCAGTCCGAGGTCATAGACCTATGCCGCGAATATGTCGCCGCCATACTGCGTGACCACGCTCCGGCGGGTACTGTCGTGTGGCGCGACCGCATACTGACTTATCTGGATGACAACCTTGCCGAGTTTCCGACTTACGCGGCCTCGGCAAATTACAAGGCCAACCATTTTGAAAACTACAGAAACGAGAAAGATGATACGTGCTACTTTTTCGGCTGACGAAAACACCATATATGTCCGTCTGCCTAAGTCGTGGGCCGAGTTGGACGATACCGAGTTGCGGCTGGTTTATCAAGCTATGTCCACGGTATCGGATGCCGCGTTGCCATACACGCTATTCCGCATTCTTGCCGGAGTACGGCAGACGCGCGAAGGTATTGTACCGGGCAAATGGATGCTCTCCATACGCACGACTGCCGGACTGAGATACGTGTATGTCACACCGGCGCAGATAGCCGAGCAGGCTAAGTGTCTTGAATTCGTTCATACACCGGGTGATGTTCCGGTGCGAATTACTAAAATCGGCAAAGGCATAGCAGTGGATTCGCAACTTCGCGGTGTCGCTTTCGGCGACTGGCTGCGTGTCGAGAACTACTACCAGGGGTATCTCTCATCGCAGAATGTCGAATCATTGGTGGCTGCGACCGGCATCCTGTATCCGGGCTTCCGAGGCAACGCGCTCACTCAGGCGGAAGCCCTCAATATCCTCAATTGGCTGGTGCAGGTCAAAGCACTTTTTGCTCGCACTTTCAGCCATTTCTTCCGTCCGGTGGTGTCAGCTGCAGCGACCGAAGCTCCGAACATGCTTGAAACGATGAACAACCAAATACGTGCTTTGACCTGCGGCGACGTAACCAAGGAGGAGGTCATCCTGGCCACGGACTGCTGGCGTGCATTGACGGAGTTGGACTGCAAAGCTCGCGATGCCGAGGAGTTGAATGCCGCAATGGCAAAAAATAAGGAATGATATGGATGCTCTCAGTTTTTTCGATGCCGAGAAATATTTCGGCGACATATGCCAAAGCAACATATATGCACAGAAGAATGGCTTTCGGTTCTGTACTTGCAGCGGCATTGAGTCTCTACAAGGACCTCTTGACCGCTTTCGCACGAGCAAGGCATTCTTCTGCCTCGATGACACAAATGACGGCGCGATGTTTCAGGGACGCGGCGGAGGTTGGTATAAACGCAGGACATTCACCGTGTTCATTGTCCGTCGATACAACATCAAGGACGAGGCAGACCGCGCAAAGCAACTCGGCATCTGTCGCATACTTTTCCGCCAAGTAGCATCAAAGTTGCTCATCGATGCCGATGACAAACAAAACGATCTTGTCTATCTGCATGTAGACAATATCCTGTCGCGCGAACTCGGTCAATACTTCATGTCCGGTTGCACGGGGCTGTACTTTATGGTTGATGTCAGCGAGCCGGTTGACCTTAAATACCGCGAGGACGAATGGCGGAGGTAGAGGATATATCCAAGTATTACGAGGCTTGGACACGAACACAGCTGGAAATCTGGCGAGAGAAAATTGAGCGGATGCGTATCGTTCGCACAGGCGCTTTGCACGAAAGTTTCGCCTCGCACATCGCGCAGTCGGAGATGTCGGCCACCATCACCATGCGTTTTGCGCAATATGGCATATACCAGGCGCTGGGCACCGGCCGAGGATACACACCCGGCAATCTTGGCGACCTCGAGTTCTTGGATAAGGATTATCGACAGGCACACGGGCTTGACAAGCCACGCAAAGTCGGACCGGCCTGGGGTGGTTACAAGACCTCCGGCAAACCGCGCAAGGCTCGCGACTGGTACTCAAAAAAGCTCTATATGTCCGTGATGGCAATGGCGGAAGATCTGGCACGTATCGGAGCCGAAAATGCTGCGCACGTAGTCTGCGAGCAATTGTCCGATGTGCACAGTGTCGTACATAAGTGATTTGGTCTATATACATGAGTTTTGTGTGTTGTATACTCGGCGGGTGCGTCTTTTTAACAGCTGCACCCACCGAGTATTTTTGTACCATACATATTGATTATGGCAACGATTAAAGACTTACTCACGCAGGCTGCTGTTATACGCGATGCAGCAGCCGAAGGCGAAAACACAGCAATGCGTGTCGGCTCAATGTTTGTAGACCTCGTCCAACGGATAGTAGACACATTGTCGGCTGATGCACTGTCTGCGCTCGGTCTCAGAATTACCGCGACGACAGACAAGGTTACGGTAGTTTACAAAACTGTGGATGCAGGTGGCACCGCGAAGGATGTCTCTGTGATACTACCATCTGCAACAACTACAGCCGCCGGCATGATGTCCTCCGCCTCTTTGGCTGCGATAAACAAAGCGGCACAAGACATCACGTCTATAGTATCTCGGATTGACGCATCAGACGGCTCTATTAAGGCAGCATCCGATACGGCAAAGGCTGTGTCGGAAGCGCTGGCGGCACATGAGAAAACAGATGCAGCCGACCATGCGGCGATACGCAAAACTCTCAGCGATAGCCTGGCGAGTGCTACGCAAGAGCAGCACGATACGCTGGCGTGCAGCGGCGTGGTGGCCTTTGACGGCTTTGTGGGCGATGTAAGCGGTGACGGCGAGGGCGTGCGGTCTGCGCCGATAGTGCGCGACCCCGAGGGCAAGGTGCAGCAAGGTGCGGCTACGGTGCATTATGATACCGCCAATGGTTGCTGGGCAATCAAGCAGGATGGTGCGTATTACGATGCGTGGGATGACGACTACCTGTGGCAGGACGCGCAGCAAGTGCCGCGGGCGGACAAGGCGTATTACAACGTGCGCGACGGTAAGTTGTACCGATACAGCAGTACCGACAATCAGCTGCACGAGCTGGCGCTGACGCAGCTGCGCGACGGTGTAGGCATCTTGCCGTGTCGGGTGCGGACGAAAGCGCCGCTGATACCGATGGAGGGTGCGCCGACTACGGCGGCCGCTTACACGATATGGTGGTCGCAGACGAGCAAGAAATTCTTTGCTGCAATCGACTATAACGAGGAGACAGTCGGCGACAGCATAGAGAATTGCGATGCTTACGAGCTGAAATACTGCGACGAGTACACCGACTATTGCACTGTGAGCGGCAGCGGCGAGACGCAGACCGCCGAGCCGCGGACAGACCGCATATATCGCAGCGGCAACAAGCTGTGGCGGTATGACAAGACGACCGGGACGATGATAGATGTCAGCGACATCAGCGGCGGCACATACGACAGCGTACAGCTCACCGGCTACAGCCAAGCCGAGACGCTGGATGTGCAGCACCTCGGTGCAGAGGATGCTCAGGCTGAGATGCTGAGCTTTAAGATAAACGACGAGAGTGCCGGGCTTGAGAACACCGTGCGGATGCAAGCGCAGGCACGCGGGATGAGTGTCGACTGGGAAACCGCTTACAAGACCAAGCGCGTGATGACGCTGGAGAACATGCGCGATGAGATGATATATCAGGATGGGCAGGAGACGCTGACACTGGGTGATGACGACAGTCCGCTCAACGTCACGGGCGTGCGCACACTCGAGGCCGAGAGTATCAAGACCACAGGGGGTATTGCCGTGCAGGGCAAGACCTCCATAATGAATCTGGAGTGCGCTGACGCAACTCTTAGCGGCGATGTCGACATTACCGGCATATTGGAAGTCGGCAACGGCGCGACGGTGCAGAATGGCCTTACGGTAGACAATAGTGACATTACCGTTGTAGGCGGAGATATACACGTGCAGGGCGAAGCCGAACTCGGATCGGTCAAGACCACAGGCAATATCAATAGCAGCGGCAGGGTGTCCGGGCTGGTGGTGCACGGCGACAGCGCCACATTCTGCCAGGGCGAGGAGGTCAAGATTGACATTAACGGCAATATCAGCACCGAGGGGACGCTGACGGTGCAGCGCGCGGCATCCTTAGAGGGCGGAGCCACCGTGGTCGGCGGGCTGACGTGTGACAATCTGACGGCCGACGAGGCCGAAATCAATGGCGGCATCCTCGCCAATAGCCTTGAAATTGACGGCAATATCAGCACCGACAGCATTCAAGCCACCTCATTCGTTCTCAATAAAGAAGATGTCGGCGCGATGCTGGTGCACGCGTTTCACGGAATCCGTCAGGCGCTGCCGACAGGCTACACCGCCGTGACCGATATTGTCAAGCCGAAGACGTACACAGATGGTGTGTACGAGTATGACATTGTTTATATCCGCGCTCTCAAGCGCTTTGTGTGTGTCAACGACACAGCCAAGACTTATGCCGAGCGCTTTAACGGCGAGGGCGAGTACAACGTTATTGCCAATAACAAACCGACAACGGCGCGGACAGACCGCACGTGGCAATGGGGCGCAGACACCTACAAATACGACACCGAGGCATATATCAGCAAGTATCGCGGATTGGGTAAAGACGAGTACGGCGCAGACCTCGTATGCGTCACCGATGCAGGCAAGGCATTGTTTATCAAGATGTGGCGAGAGGCGATATGCCGACCGCTGACGGTGGCCGCAAGTACCGGTATGGTTGTTTGGGACTCTGCAACAGACGAGCTGGGCAATATCCCGATAAGCGACTACGGTGGGTATTATCCAGAGTGGCACGAGACGCCGGGGTTCTTCATCAACGGCATCAACGGCATCAGCTATGCCGAGGCACGCCAGATATACGAGGCACGCACTTACGGCTCATATCCGCGACAACTAAGAGATGTGGGCAACGTCCGAACCAATATGCTGTGCTGCTACAATTATAATACAGGCGGAGGGCAGGATGGACGAGGCATCAACACACCTTTTGCGTTTGTCGGCTACGGCACAACGGTGGTGCGCGTGGCCGCAGGTTTGCGCGGTCAGCGCCCGACAGGGTCTTGCTGGTTGCGCGGCAGCTTAAACTTTTATGACGTCCCCAACCTTGTAGAGGTCATCGGCGCAGTACAGCTCGGTACACCGGGCGATAATGCATTGAGCTTTCTCGCCGCGCCGTTCCCCAAATTGCAATACTTGTGGATTTCGGATTTGTCCGTGTCGTTGACCAAGACATTCGCAGGCACACCGAACATCAATGTTGATTGTCTACGCTATCTCGTGGAGAAGTCTAAGGCCACAGCGGCCAAGCCCATCAGCGTAACGCTGCACGCAGACGTGTTTGCGGCGCTGCCTGAGGATATACTGACGCTGGCCGAAACCAAATATGTAACATTTGTAAGCGCATAGGCGCTTGTACCCAAATCCCCCGAATTCGGGGGAATTAGAATTGTAAATATCTGATATATGATACAATACGAAAACCACCGAATAACGAGCGACAGCGGACGGTACGTGCGCCGCATCTCGGACGGCCTTACGGCCAAAGCCATAGCCGCGATGAGCTACAACGCGGACGACTACGAAGAAACGGACGAAATGCCGGCGGCGTTTGACGATAAGACGTACGAAGAACACGTTGTGCGCTTGATACGCGAGCGCTACAGCGTTGCGGACGAGCTGGCGCTGTTGCGTCAGCGCGAGGCCAAGCCCGAAGAATTTGCGGCTTACAACGCCTTTGCCGAAGCCTGCAAGGCACAAGCCAAGGCCGAGGTGGAGGCCGAAGCACAGGCCGCTAACGAGACGGGCGGAAACTAAAATAGCGCAAGCAGCTGTTTTAGCGCTTAAAGTAAAATAATTTGGTAGGGATGCCAACTTCCCTACCAGCGGTAAATTAACAGATAACCTAAAAATAAACAGATTATGAGCAAGATTAAAATCGGAGAGACATTGCGCCGCAGCGTGCGCATAGACAACAGTGCAGACACCACAGCGCAGTACTGTATCAGTGCCGTAGCCAATATCGAGGGAGAGACCATCACGACATTTGCCGAGGGCGAAGTGGCGAACGGAGGTGCGACATTGGCACGCTGGTCGCGTTACCGCGAAGACACATTGACCATACGTTACGCCGTGGCCGAGGGTCGCGAGGAGATTTTGGCAGCGATAGAGGCGTTCTGTGCGGATGCGCAGGCCGCCGTCAGCGCGTAGGAAAGGAGGCCGATATGACCATTACACACATTTTCCGTTGGGCGTTTGCCGGGCTGGGCGCCGCGCTCGCCATCCTCGAGCCAACACTACCGTATTTGTTGATATGCACGCTCGTAATTTTCGCCGATTGCTACACCGCCTGGAGCCTCAGCCGCAGAGCGGCCAAAGCGCATCCGGACAAAGTGACCAAGGACGGACACAAATTCAAAAGCCACCATTTCGGGCATGTCATGCTGACCTTGATAAAGAGCTATGCACTGATTATCATGGCGTTTTTGATAAACCAGCACATTACAAACGACATACCCATAGACCTGACCAAGGTCGCCGCAGGGGCTATATGCTTTTGGCAGATTTGGAGCATCCTCGAAAACGAGAGCAGCTGCAACGGCGCCCGTTGGGCAAAAGTGGCGCAAAAGATACTCGTAGACAAAACCGCGCGACACTTCGACATCGACTTGTCGGGAATAGGAGCGAGCAAGACTCACCGACCAAATGCAGACGACAATGATAATACTGATTGACAACGGCCACGGAGTGGAAACTCCCGGAAAACGCAGCCCCGACGGGCGACTACGCGAGTACGCCTGGGCGCGCGAGATTGCCCAGCGCATAGCCATAGCGTTGCAGCGTGAGGGCATCGATGCACGGCTGCTTGTGCCCGAGACCACCGACATACCGCTGAGTGTGCGAGTGCGGCGCGTCAACGACGTCTGCAAAGCCGAGGGCACACGCAACGTCTGTGTCGTGAGCATCCACAACAACGCCGCCGGGGCAGACGGGCGCTGGCACGATGCACGCGGTTTTGCCGTATACGTGGCCAATAACGCAGGGCAGGGCAGTCGCCGATTGGCCGCCGAGTTTTACGCCGGAGCAAAGGCGCGTGGCTTGATGGGTAACCGTGCAACGCCACCGCAGGGCTTTTGGCAGGCGAGCCTGGCCATGTGCCGCGACACCAAGTGCGCCGCGGTCCTCACCGAAAACCTCTTCCAAGACAACATCAAAGACGTGCAGTATCTACTGAGCAGCGAGGGGAAGAGCGCTATTGTAGACTTGCATGTAAATGCGATTTTGAACTATATAGAAACATGCGAACAGCGATAATCATATACATGAGTGCGGTACTGATGTGTGCTTGCCGCAGCCACAAGGAGGCCGACACGCGCTATGCCGAGACGACGCAGACACAGACCGCCGAGACGACGCAAACGCGCACCGACAGCCGCAGCGACACATGTGCCGAGCAGGCCGAGAGCGCCGACAGCGTGGTGTGGACGATGAGTGCCGACAGCGTGGTGCAGGCCAAGGCTGACGGTACGCGCGAGACGCTGCACCGCGTGCGGTGGACGCGCACGGCCTACAAGCCGACAGCAACGGCGACAGCCGAGACGCGCGTGCAGCAGACCGATACGACATCGGTTGTGTCGCAAGCGCAGACGCAGCGGCAGACAGCAGCGCAGTCGCACAGCGAGAGCAACCGCGGTGGTAGGCCGTGGTGGCTGTTGGTGGTGGCGGTGGTAGCGACAGGCGTTGCAGTCATCCTCGTTCGTCGAAAGATATTAGCATAACTGGATATACATATATACTATGGCTGCGGCAGACTTGTGAAAGCCTGCCGCAGTGTCTTTTGTTCAAAAAAATTCCGCACATAAATTTGGCAAAGTAATAGACGTAAAAAATGGCATATAAAGAAATTGCAGAGGTAGTGCTCAAATGCAATAGCGAGGACTACAAACGAACATACGAGGATAATATTGCGAAAGCTAAGGCTCTGCGCAAGGCATTAGCAGATGCTTATTCGGCAGGCGATGCACGCAAGGTCATAGAGGTCAACAAAGAACTGCAGAAGACCAACGCAACCATACAGCGAATGCGGACGAATGCCTCTAATGTCGAGGCTGCAATGCGCAATCTTGACAAAGCAACGCCTAAAGAATTGCATCGTGCGCTCAAAGCCATCAATGCCGAATTATCTTCCGGCCGTGTGGAACGCGGCTCCAAAGAATGGGATGCCTATATAGACAAACTCAAGGCTGTCAAGAAGCAACTTGCTGATGTCAACACCGAAATGTCTATCGATACGCGGTCACCGCTCGAAAAGCTTAAGGACGGCATCAACGACTGGGGAGCCTCCGCCGCGACCGCAGTCGCCGCATTCGGAGGCATCGTAGTATCCGGCAAGGCTGCTGTACAGGCTTACGCAGACATGGAGGCCGAAATGGCCAACGTACGCAAGTACACCGGTATGACCGCCGAGCAAGTTGAGACACTGAACGAAGCATTTAAGCAGATGGACACGCGCACATCGCGCGAGGACCTGAACAAGCTTGCACAAGAAGCCGGACGCCTTGGCAAGACATCCATAGATGACGTCCTTGGTTTTGTTAAGGCTGCAGATCAAATCAATGTCGCGCTTGATGAACTGGGCGAAGGGGCAACCCTAACGCTTTCCAAACTCACCGGAATATTCGGATTGGAAGGACAATACGGCACCGAGCAATCCTTACTCAAGGTTGGATCCGTCGTCAACGAACTATCCCAAAACTGCGCAGCCTCGGCTCCATACCTCACCGAGTTCGCCAGCCGTATGGCCGGTGTCGGGGCTCAAGCAGGCCTATCAGTACAACAGATAATGGCTTTCGGCGCCGTACTGGACTCTACAAATCAAAATGTCGAGGCCTCGGCTACGGCTCTGTCTCAGGTAATCGTCCGCATATACCAAGACCCGGCCAAGTACGCCAAGATAGCCGGCCTGGACATACAAAACTTTACTACTTTAGTAAAAACCGACATCAACTCAGCGTTAATGGAACTTCTGTCGGCGTTGAATAAGGTCGGAGGTATGGATGCGCTGTCCCCTATGTTCAAGGATATGGGCGAAAATGGTGCAAGAGCAATTGCGACACTTAGCACTCTCGCCGAGCACATCGACCAGGTCAAACAACAACAGATAGCCGCAGCGACCGCCTTCGCAGACGGCGCCTCCGTGACCAAAGAGTTCGATGTCCAAAACAACACAGTACAAGCACGGCTTGATAAACTCAAAAAGAGTTTTACAGAGATGGCCGTGTCGCTTGGCGAAAAGCTCTTGCCCGTTATGCAGTACGCTATCTCCGGAACATCACTTTTGATGCACGCATTATCGTCTGTAGTCGGGTTCATCGTCAAAAATAGGGCGGCAGTCTTATCTCTTGTTGCAGCAATCACAGTCGCCGTCCTCGCAAACAAGTCTTACGTAATTTGGGCAAAGCTTTGCGCTGCCGCCGAGGTCGCACACACCATCGCCATCAAAGCCAAACAGATAGTCGTTACCACATTGACTAACCTGATGACCGGGCTGCGCCTGGCCTACTATGCCATGACTTTGCAAGTCGGCAAACTTACTGTCGCATGGAAGGCACTGGACAAGGCCACAAAAGCCAATGTCTTCGGCGCGATTGCAAGCGCGGCTATTATGCTTTACGGCGCGATCAAATCCATAATATCAGGCACTGATGAGTATACTCAAAAGATGGATAAAGCTATGGCGTCCGCCAATGGTCTTTCCGCTGAATCAATTAAAGAAGAAAAGGAACTCTCCAAGCTGTTTTCAACGCTAAAAGGCACTACCCAAGGGACAGATGCCTACGAAAAGGCCAAGTCCGCAATCATATCGCAGTACGGACAATACCTGCAAGGTCTCATCAACGAAAAAGGCGAAATCATCGACCTCGAAGCTGCATACGACCGACTGACCAAGGCCATCCGAGCCAATGCTAAAGCCAAAGGCATCGCAAATGCTCGCGAAAATATCGAAACAACATATAACGAGGAAGTATCAAAAGACCTGGAGGCGCTCAAAAAATCGTTGCAAGATGCCGGAGCAACCAAAGCACAAATCAAGAAGGTGATGACTGCGGTGCAAGACCAAATAGTCACAAATCAGCCTATCGGGAAGGAGGTTCAAGGCATACTTGACCGACTCTACGAACAGAACGCACCTAACTCGAATATTGCAATAGCCTTAACAGCTATGAACCCGGCTGCCGGGATCGTCTCCGCATACAATGCAGTCAAAGGTAAGCAGGAAAGTCCTCTTGGTATATTCAACCGGATCACAAAACGCCAAGGAGATTATCTGTCGCGAATGGTATCTCTTGACCAGATGGAAGGTATTGCTCGTCCGGCAAAGAATGCGTCAGACGAGGATCTTGCGACTGTAATCAAGATGCTCGAAGACGCATTGAAAAGCGGTGAGTATATGAGTACTGTCGCCGTGATAGCACCGAATGGTTCAACGACTCTTGACTTCAAGACCCGGGCCGAGATTAAAGACTTGCTTGACCAGTACCGCATCGAGCAAGGCAATCGAGCATCTTCGGGCAATAGCACACAGAATCCGCCTCCAACGGTCGAGCCGCCACGAACCGTGCCGACCATCGATGGCGCAAAAGGGACAGACAAGAGCGACGCTCAGCGCGAACATCAAAAGCAGATGCAAGCCGAGATAGATGCGGTCAAGGCACAGAATGACACGATAGCATTGGCTAACCTCACCGCGTATGCCACCGGCCAAAAGGACTTTGAACAATACCTCTACACCAAGAACAACCTCGAAGAACAGGCACGTGAAGCCCAAATCAAAATATTCGAAGAATGGGGAGAAACCGATAATACCAAATATCGCGACCTGCTCAAGAAACGTGCCGAAGCAGACCTCGAAGCAATCGCATCGCAAAAAAAACGAATGGCATCGCTGATAGACAGCGAGCACTCCGAACGGACGGACGCCATCACAATGCGATATTACGACCCCACTGCCGCCGAATTTGACAATAAAGTAGCGTTAAATCAGGCTTTACTCAGAGAAGACCTCCGATACCTTCGCCAAAAGCAACTGCTGTACGAGCAAAACTCCGAAGAATATGCTGCCATAGAAAAGCAAATCCAAACGCGTGTCAACCAAGACAAACTTGACAAACAAAAGGAACTTGCAGACGCATACAAGCAAATCGTAGGCAAGTACCTCGAGACATCCGCAGAGGCGACCAAGCAAGCCGAATTGAAAATGCTGGACAAGTTGCTCGAGGCAGGTGTAATTACAGAAGAACAATTCGTCAAAATCAAAAAAGCTATAATGCAAGCGGCAGATGCTGCACAATCTGCCGGAAAAGGCGCAAACAACATACCTTCAGAGTTCGGGCAAAACCTTACAGCCCTATACCAAGCTATCAAAGACATTGCAGATGGGGCAGAAGACTTACCCGGAAAAATCTCGGTTGCAGTATCATCAGCAGTTGCAATAATGTCATCAATGATGCAGCAAACGTCAGCCTATTACGATGCCGAGCGCGACCTCGAACTGGCTAAAGTCGAGAAACGCTATGATGCAGAAATAAAAGCCGCCGGTAAAAACGAGCGCAAAAAGAAAAAACTCGAAGAACAGAAAGAACGCGAAACAGCCAAAATCAAGAACAAATACAACAAGCGTGCGCAATCAATGGAAATTGCCCAAGCCGTCGCCTCTACAGCGATGGCCGCCATCAATGCCTACGCCTCGGCTTCGAAAGTCAACTGGATACTCGGCCCTATCGCTGCCGCAATGGCCGTAGCCGCAGGCGCAATCCAAATTGCCACCATTCAAAAACAGCACCAGGCACAAGCCGCAGGATATTACTCCGGCGGTTTCACCACACGATCCTCAGACAACAGACGCGAAGTCGGAGTTGTCCACGCCAACGAATTTGTCGCAAATCACCAAGCGGTGGCCAACCCCGCTATCGCGCCTGTCCTGCGGCTCATCGACCAAGCACAAAGAGCGAACACCATAGGCTCGCTGACTGCCGCCGATGTGAGCAATGCCATAGGCCTCAATCGCGAGGTGAGTGCGAGAGGGAATGCCGCATCAACCGGAGCATCAGCCACAATTAACGATAGCGCTGCAATAATAGCGGACATTTCGGCACGCACATCCAAAGCGCTGGATAGGCTGTCAGACAATATCGAGCAAGGCATCCTTGCCGAAGTCGTTATGGACGGCGAAAGAGGCCTGGCACGCAAACTCAATCATTACAATAAACTTAACCAAAACGTACGTCGATGACTATAATATATCTTGACGGACAACCTGTCGTCGCGTCAACAAAGTCTATAAAACTGACATCCGAGAACACATTCTTTACCAAGACATCATCCTATACTTATGATGTAGAACTTCCACTTGACATACCTGAAAATCGCAAAATATTCGGGCGCATCCAACGGCTTGATGTAGCAAAGAACGCAAGGACATTCGATGCAAGATTGGTCATCGATGCAGAAACGCGCCTGGCCGGGAAGGCGCATATCACATCCATCACAGATTCTGTTGTGAAGATTCAATTATTAGGCGACAATGCCGCCTACAACTACGGAAATAAGATGGATGAAACATACATTGACGAATTGGACCTCAGCGATTGGTTTCGAACTTCATGGCCAGACGGGTCTTACTACGATGCTCGGTCAAAAACCTGGAAATATTACACCGCCGAGGATGATTTGTCCAACGAGACGTCTGACCTTGTCGCTTGGCGGGCTCAATACACCAATCCTCCAAGCACAGACTATTCCGAGTCTCGTCTTCTCCGATATATGCAGACCGGTTTCAGTAACAAATGGATAGCTGTGCCGATACTCAACACTTCTGCAGATATGGTTTGCAACGGCATATCATACCAATGCAAGTACCAACAGCACGGATATGATATGCGTTATCGCGGCTATGACGGCGAACAGCCGTCACGCCGCGACCTCGAAGGCACGGCAGTCGTATCCTTCGCCATACAGCCATTCGTTTGGCTTATGGCAAAAAAAATAGCGGCTGCGACCGGCTTCAACCTGGATGATGGAGACAACGCATTGTGGACTGACACATTCTTTCGCCGAATCTTTATCTGCAACGCTAATAATCTTCTCTCCTGCGCCAAATGCCTGCCGCATTGGTCTGTAAACGATTGGTGGACACAGATAGAAAATACTTTCGGTCTTGTGCTTGGCGTTGATTATGAGCATAAGAAAATCACACTGCACAAACGATGTGACCATTATCGTGCCGACACATCTACCCAGCCAATCACTGATGTCGTTGACGAATATACCGTAGACGTCAG